AAGATTAATGATGCGAAGAAACCTGCAAACTGTTGTTGAGTACGAGCCATATAATAATTAGGGAATACTTGTGTTACAACAGATTGATGTGCAGGTATGCCGTAATTAGCGAAGAATGGAGATTCACCTAAATTTAATTTGAGTACTTGTGCAAGCGCGGTAAGATAAACAGAATCATTGAAGCCATTAACATCAGTATTAACTTGCCACCAAGTTTTCTTTCCTGTCAGCACGTCTTGCGTTCGGCCATATGTACGCATTATCCGATCCGTGCTAATGAGTTTTTACTTGGCCCTTTTTCAGTCATAATCCTAGCATACTGTCCCTTCTTACCGTCTCCACCAACATAAACCTTTTCACCAACAGGAACATTAAGTGTTATCTTTTTTCCTTTTGAATCTACAGTAATGTTATGATCTGTATCTTTTGATTGCACAGTAGCCAATGCATCTTTATCAAAACTAAAGTTCGTTTTATCGTTATCTTGTTGTTGCTGTTGTGATTGATCTTGCCCAGACTGACTACCCCCAGCATTGGCAGTATCCAACACTGTTGGTGTCAATAAACTCTGAACTGATACACCACGAGCCTTAGCCATTATCCTACGTTGCACGTTCATAGCAGCGGCACGTTGACCTTGTGCATGTTGAATATTACGTGGAATAACTGATTGTTGTTGTCCACTAGTTCCTTGTTGACCTTGTTGACCCTGTTTCTGTTGTTGAGCTTGCTTAACAAAAGCATTAACGATCCACCCAGCAGGACCAGCCATATGGGTCAACTGATCGACAATACGAGAAGGATTAGCTACTTGACTAAGACCATGGAATACCAAAGATGTTAAATTACTACGAGGATAAAAATTCGTATTACCACCAGCATCACCAGTTGCACCACCTTGGTAATAATCACCAGGAGCCGCATGGCCTTTATCACCAACTTGTGTAGGCTCACGTGAATATTGAGAATGACCCTTCGGTATTTTAACGATCGGTGGTGTAAATATTCCATTTGCAGTTTCAAACGCTACCTTGATAAAGTCCTTTGCCACTTCAACTACATGAACAGGCATCGCTTTCGTTTGTTGTTCACGATGATTATTACTCTGGTTTCGCTGCCATTGATTAAGGCGCGCTTGAAAGTGATGTTTATGTGAGTCATATTTACCCATTATGGATCAACCTCAAAGGCACCATTTCGATATACCAGTGTAGATGTTTTAAACACACCAGCCACCATATTTAATCGACGACTGAGAAATCCCATAATATTAACTGGACCAGGATCAGTAGACATTGGAACAGTAAACTTAATCGGGTTGATATGCATACCGCGATAGAGTCCATTGTAGGTAGTCGGGGTAAATCCCTCTAGTGTATAATCAACAATTGTACCAGGAGCTGTAGCCAATGCATCAGGTGGTAATGGAATTGGCCAAGTAGTTGGGTCTACCATCGTAACTTCTAACACAAGTTGAAATGGATTAAATACAACTGAAGCAAGTCGCCTAGCCGGGGGTGTTGTAATGAGTGGAACTGTTGTTATCCAAGCACCATTAGAATCATTAACATTAATATAGAACCGCTGTGCAGATACATTCCATGTAACAATTATCTTATAGTCATTTCCATCTAATGTAGCAGCAAATTCATATGGGTTTATATTAGAAGGAATAAATGGAACTACAGTCGTCATTACGACATCCCAGTAAATGGAAATCCTGATATAGGAGTAGCTGCTGGAAAATTCATAAATGTAGATGTTGGTGCTCCTAGAGATGGGAACGCATTTCCTCCAGATATAGCTCCCATAGTTTGTGGATTAGCTCCTGTTGCTATATTCCCAACAAGTGTACCAACTTGAGTACCAGTTACAGTTCCATCACTAAATACTTTGTTTGTCAATTTCTGCATCAATAAATTCTGAACACCCGCTAATTCAGCAAGTGCCACTAACGGTCTTTCAAAATCAAATCGCCACGCATTTTGCGGTATGGAGTTATTGCCGCGTGAATTATCTGTCAATGATGTTAAGATCATGTTTTGGTATACATAAGATGGAGTTACAACTGTGTACGTCCCACCTTGAACATTGTGAGCATCCAATGTTGCTTTCAAAGCTGTCATTACCGTGTTCTTAATTTCCCATGCATTAGGTTTTCGCATCGGTGTATCCATTATTACCGATACAGTTAGAGGTTCACGTATCGTGGCGTTTGCAGCAACATATTGATTTGCAAATGGATACTTTCCTATAGTCTGGGAAACCAGTGTTCCACCCGGCAACACATTGAATGCACCAAACGCATTATCTAAATCATCTATATCATATGGCAAAAGTAACGCTGATCCTGTCACATGAAATAAACTGAGTAATGGCAACGCACCACCAGGAATCTGACTGGCGGCACCACCAGTCATAATTATAGGGCAAACTTGATAAGATAATTGAACCGGGGTATTTGCTGTAGGCATTAGGATGACATCGCATTTGCTGATGTGTGTATATTCGCTCCAGCAATGTTATCTATCCGTAGCGAAGCCGTTCGTGAACTCTGCCAATTGTTTGAATCTAAAGCACCCCCACCTCTGCGACTTCCACCGCGTACATTAGTCTGATTTTGTGATAACATCGCCATCATGCTGTTACCACCACCAGGATTAGACTTTTGAGCCGCGCTAGCAAAACGGGAACTAGCATCAACACTACTCATTCCACCGCGTATATTCATATTATTTTGAGGGTTAAACGCATCGCCCCTATCACCCGGTGCATTCGTAATAACTCTATCCCAAGGCAAAGATTGGTTAAAGAATTTAGAACCACCGGTTCCCCAAGGCGCAGTAGGAGCCGTAGCAGGAGCAGTAGTTCCTGGTATCCCTGGCATTCCAGGAATTGCAGGCCCCCCAGGCATTCCAGGAAATCCAACTCCTGGTGAGCCGGGTGCTGATGGGACTAACGGTATCCCAGGCATAGGTTTACTAGGAAACATAGGAGCAGAAGGTCCTGGCATAGGAGGCACAGGCATCATAATATTAGGACCTAGTGGTGGAGATGGAACAGGCATCATAGTAGAAGGGCCGAGTGGTGCAGAAGGTGCTTGAGTAGTCCCCGATTCACCTTGACCACCACCTGTGATGGAAGTCACAGCCCTCCAAAACCAACTATGTAAGAGTGCACCTATTTGGGAAACTAAATCACCGACTTTAGTACCTAATTCAACAAACCATCCTTTTAAGGTTTCAAGCGGTTTGTCTAGTGCCTCGAGTGGCTTGTTGATGTGTTCTTCTAACCAAGCTTTATTTCTTTCTAAAAACTCATCTGCCCATTTATTCGCATCTTTATTTGTTGACAAATTAGTCAAGAACGTCATCTTTTCTGCTACCCAAGTCAATCCTTTAGCAAGAGGCACTAATGCTTCCGCCATTCTATTAATGAAATTATCAGAAAAGTTCTTCCACGCTTGACCTAAATCAGTCCAAGCATCCTGGGCCGTCTTTGTCATTTCAGCAGGTTTGTTTTTCATCAAATCCTGCATCTTATTCCACTCTCCACGACCACCTTCACCGGTCACTCGTGCGATAACATCCTCACCAATAATATTTCCTGCACCTCTTGCCAAAGCCTCCTGCATCGGGTTTGCAGATGTCTCTCCTATTTTAACTAAATGCTCCATAAATTTTTCATACATTCTTTCAACTTTATCTTTTGGGTCATAATCTCCTTGAAGAACACCTTGTAATCCTCTCAATTGAGGAATTACACCAGCTTTTCCTAATGCAATATTTGTTAGAGCAGTTCTTGAATTAGGATCTACAACACCACCAGCACGAATCGCAGCCTGATTAGCTCCCTGATCGCCTCCTAATAGTGATTGCTGTCGACGTTGCTGAACAACAGCTTCTGTTAACTTATTGATTCCATGCATCCCAGCACCAGTGCCTAGCATTGCACCGATACCATATATGAGTGTGAACCATCTGCCAAAATGAGTTGTGATTTGATTAATGGTTCCTAAAGCTGTTCTAGTAGCATTCTGCACACCTTGAACAGCGGTCGTTAGTGTTTGAATTTGCTGTGATGTTTGATTAACAACATTTTGAACACCTTGAAATTGAGTCAGCAATTGTGTCATCGTATTCGACAAAGCTGTCACATTCTGCTGAAATGCAGCAAACTGTGAAGTATTAACTTGAACTGTTAGTATGGGTTGTCGGGCCATGTGCTATAAAGGAAGATTAGGGACCGGGTTTTGTTTCAGTTGTTCAGCTACAAGTTCTGGTGTTAAAGAAATCAAACCACCAACTGGATTACCTTCAATAATCGTACACCAGCTATTGCCATCAGGATTACGAAAATCACCAATATGACGAACATGCTGTACCCGAATTGTTGTTGGTATCGTAATATTGCTTATTTGAGCACTGGTTGCGAAAGGTAAATTACCTTCTGGTCCAACATTATATATCGTTGCCGGTAGTGTGACATCTGTATTAATGTCTATATCATTCCGCATTACGACTTTAACTTGTACAAGATAACGACCTACCCACGTTGGCTGACCAATAAGATCACCAGCAGTTACATCTGTAGTTCCAAATGCTTTTGTTCCATCCCAAATATCTAAAGACAAACCCTTAGAACTTGCAGCAACACCTAAATAGTTCTTATCACCTTGTGTTGCACCAAGTATCGACTGACTTAATTTATTTAGATAACCTATATACTGAGTCATATTCTGATACATACCAGCATCTTGATAAGCTAATTTCAGCGATGGATGAATAGCTATTCGCAAAGGTACACCAGAAAGTGCTTTAGAAAGAGTTTGCTGAATAGCACCAGACAATGGCATATTTGGCAACAAATTGTGAATTAGATTAAGCGGGTTGGTGATGCCAGGAGTGCCGCCGCCAATAAAATTAGATATAGTTCCACCTATAAAATTAGCAAATCCACCCCCACCTCCACTTCCACCAAGCCCACCTCCACCAGCTTCCATTCCAGTTACCGTTGGTCTCAATGCTGCAAACGAAGTTCTCGATCTAGCATATCGCATCCGATCAATAGACCGCGCACCAGTACGAGTTAACGATTGAGCACCAGCACCACCTCCGCCGTCACCACCACCTCCACTGTCACCACCACCTCCTCCACCTCCACCTCCACCACTATCTTTACTATGCGCAGCAGCAATAACAAATCCTATGGACATATTGGTTCCAACCCAATTGCCATAGCATTGTTGAATAGTTCCACGAAGTAATAGTCCTTGATGGCGAGATTGATATACCGATAATGGTAACCCGATTTTACTCATACCACCTTCTATAGTGATTTGTTTATCTATCAACTGATTACAATTTTTAATCTGTTCCCACGAAACACCATGAATTTCTAAAGTAGAATTATTAGACGGGGCATCCCTTGTTGACCACAACTCTAACATCATTTCTATTTGCTGGGCATTAGGATCATTTTGACCATTAGGAAATGAATCCCAAGGCCCATACAAACCACCCCCACCATCAATCGTTATACGGTAATATCGCATTTATTCTACTGATTCTTCAGCATATTGCTCAGCCGGTGGTTGCTGCTCAGGAGAAATATAATGCATATCTTCCCTCTGAGATTTCAACCGTTTCAATTCTGCACCATACGCCTTTCTAGCCGGCTCACCTCTATCACGAGTAAGCCCAAACCATTTAGTACCGGCACCTCCCTGTTTAGCACTGACTCGAAATGCTTCAAAATCACCAGCACCTACCTTACTAAATAGAGATGAATATTTTAATTTCGTATATTCTGTCACTGCCCCAGTTTGCTCTTCCAATGTTGATGCTCCACCTTTACCACCACCATTAAGATGCTTAGCTGTATTTGGGTCCATTCCCAACTTAATACCCTCTTCAACATCATTTTGATTCATCTGATAGTAACCATAATCAGCCGCACGTTCACCTTCCTTTTTAACATTCGCATTGGCTGCTATGATTTTACCACTCGGCAACTTAATCGGCACAGGACTATTATATTCTTCTCTATAAGCTTCCTTTTGACTAAACCCAGTTTCAGTTTGCCCAATAGCATGAACAGCGGCTCTTTGTCTTTCCTCAGGTGTTGCATCATCTCTTAATGGTGCTGGTTTAGCTTCGATAGTCTTTTGATTGCGCGGTATTCGAGCAGCCCCAGGTCGTCTTATTATATCTGGACGAGAATGTTCTTCAGGAACAATAACACTAGAGTCAGGTTCTATATTAACATCATGGTCAGAACGATTATCTATCGTGGCTCCTTTGTTTAAAGATCCACCACCATGATGATCTTCCTCTTGATCCCCATTAGGTGAACCATGGTTCTTTACTTTGATTTTATGATCCTCTGCCTCATCACTATCACCACTATGGTCTGATTCTCCCTGTTCTCCAGGCCATGGCTTTGTAGTAGCAGAAGGTTTAGTCCCAGGTGTTTGAACTGGTGCATTTTCTGGCCACGGGCTTGATGCAGGAGCAGTAGAAGGTCCTACATTAGATGATGCAGGCGGGTTGTTTTGAATATCAAATTCATTTTTTGTCATAATAGAAGCACGGCCATTTGGCTGAATAGACAAAACCAATGAACCAGTTTTCGCTTTCGCTAATAGAGCGGCTCTAAATGCGGGCCATTGTGCAGAAGGAATACCAAAACAACCAGCCGTATACAGTTCATCAAGACTTCGTGCGCTCCAGGGATGTATCTGTATCCCCACACGAGGATTACCAGGAAATTTAGGATCAGGAATTACACCACCGGGTGCACCAACAGTAGCAACAGATCCAATGCGTTGACCAACTGGCCCAATATCACCTTCACCAATATGTAATGGAAATGTACCGTATGGAATACTGCCACGTTGCCCACCACCAGACGCCCATTGAAATGTTTGCCCATCGATTGTAACATCACCTTGCGTATGATAAGGACGATCCAATTGGTTTGGTGAAACACCTAATTGATTACGAATATGTGTAGGCACCGGATCTCCAGGCCACACTGGAGGTTGACCTGGAATAGCAGTAGAACCGGGGGTACCTGGGACACCAGGAGTTGCCGGGGGTTGAAAATCTCTTCCTATTCGACGAAGAGTACCTGCGGGACCAGAAGGATCAACAGTACCACGCTGATGTGACGTAGATGGATGACCACCTGCTATAAACTCTTGATAAACAGGATTGGGTCTTCCGTTAATTGTTTCTGGGATTTCTTCATAATGAACATGTCCTAGGCCCACAGTACCAATTCGTTGACCTTGTTGAACTCTAGATCCTGGTGCAAGCTGTTCAACGGCGGCATGTGCAGCATATCTTCGGACAACGTTATCATCTCCTTTAATAACGATGTAATGATCATAACCTCCTGGATCGTAACCAGTATAAAGAACAGTTCCACCATTCATTGAAACAACTGGGCTTCCATTAGGAGCATGGAGATCGTTGCCTGAGTGAGCACGACCACCTCCACTTCTAGAAGCACCATAAACATTAGATGATCCAATTCCAAAATTATCTACTCCAGGAATTGGAGAAACTAAACCACCAGAACTTCTTTGTTCTGCAGGTCCTCTGGGTACAGCAGAAGTTACAGGAGCAGTTGGAACTGGATCCCCTGGCCAAACAGGTCCTCCACCAGGAGCAGTAGGGGTGCCATCACGTCTAGCTTTTGCTAATCTTTCATTAAATCCACGCAACCAGTATGTATAATTCTGAGTTGGGTCACCAGCCCATGGTAATCCACGCACCGCTTCACGACCATGAGACGTTTGCTGAGATATCAGCATACGTGCCATACGATCTTGCGCAGCTTTATCGCCATTCTTAGCACGATTACGCAAATCAATAAAAACTGGATCTTTATCCAAACCTGTTGACTTCATACGTGAAAGCCAATAACCTTCCATATACTTTTCTTGTAGCTTGGGACTCGCTAATAATTGCTGGCGAGTTGGTGGTTGTTCACCAAAATACCTCGCAGCATTAGCAACATCTTCCTCATTATATTGGTAAGCACCAAAGTTTTCATGATACGAATAACGCATTTTACCACGTTGATTATTCATACTGTATTGAAAACTCGACTCCTGTTGTTGTATCTGACTACGCACAGCATCAATAACACCACGAGGTAATCCTGTTGCTTCTTGAGTTGCTGCAAAGTCATATTCAGTTGGTGCAGCTTCACGAGCACCGCGCCCCGGTCTTGCAGAAGGCGTAGGTTCTAAAGGTAAAGGTTCACCGGGTTGACCGGGTGCTTGTCGAGTTCCTGGAGTTTTACCAGGACGAAACGTAGGACCAGTCGGTCTACTAGGTTCACTAGGACCACTTGGTACCGTACTCCTAGGACCTACCCCTGGTCTAAACGAAGGACCACTAGGTCTTATTCCTGGTCTAAACGTAGGGCCAGTAGGACGAGTATATCTGGTATCTCTACTATCACGTTGCCCAGGTCCTACTCCAGGTCGAAATCTTGGCCCAGGACTGAAAGGTAACCCCTCTGCTTTTGCAGAAGTAACTATAGAAATGTTGGCATTTCTTAAATAATTTTTTAATCGATCAATTTGTTTCCCAAGATATGTTATCAATTTCTTTAACTCAAGATTTAGTTCAGTAAGTTTTAGTTTTACAGATTTAATCGTCTTTTTAATTGTAAGAGTAGTATCAGCCGTTATCCAAGACGACCAATCTGTAGGATCTAAAGGCTTAGGCTTTCCTACTAATCCCTCAGTAATCTTATCTGTGGCTTTTGTCAATATTCTAGCAGTTTCTGTCAATACCCAAACTACATTAAGTTCAGTAAGAATATTGATAAATTGATTTGCTGCACCATCCGTTAGCGCTCCCCACTTACGACTAACTTCTAACCACGCCTCCATTGATTCAGGGGTAGCTTGTAAACCAGGACGAGTAGCATAAAAGCGACGTACCAATAACTGTAGTCGTTCTGGAGACATTTGCCGCAATGATAAAAGAAACTGAGGGCTCGCAAGTTTAAGTAGTGGACTACCGGGTGGGAGTTGTAACCCAGAAGTAGTATTAGTCAGCATATGTTGCTGCAATGCCACAAGAAGATTAACCATAGTTTCTGCCATATCGGCAGATTTCTTAACTTTGAATAATTGAAATATAGCAGCTTGATTACTCGCAAAATCATTATGTATCCTAAATATAGATTCCAAAAACATAGGATCTTCTGGTAATTCATTAAATCCAATACGAAATGCACGTAGTCCGCCTACACTGGCACCTATAGCTCTAGCCTGCAAAAGATCCTTATAGAATGCATCATAAAAAGTTGACGCTAACCATTTCAGAGTACCAATAATCAAAGCAATTGCAGAACCCGCACCGGTTATCGCCATTCCCGCATAACCAGCAGCAGACCCTAACGCAATATATCTACCAAAAGTCATAACTGGTCTAATCGATCTTAAAAATCCAGTAACATTTAATAAGTTCGCAATCGGTCTAACTGTACGAACAAATGAACGAACATGTGGGCCAAATGTCCACAACATACGATCTACCGAATAACGTATTGTTCTTTCAAATCGAACAAACAATTGATTCATTTGTTGGAAACGACTAGTAAGATTATGAGTAAAGGTTTGTCGAAATGTTGGAAAAACTGTTGGTGTAGCTGGTCGTTGTGCAGCGGCCATCTGCGCATTGAGTTGTGTAGTCGCAGCCAGAAGATTATTCATCTGTGCCGCGAAGTTATTCACGGACGTCGCAAACTGCGGCGGTATGGCAACTCTCATTACTGCCATATCACGCTTTCCACATCGCTATCATATATCGTTGCTGCCATTGAAGCCGGGTACTATGAGGCCATGATAATTCAAATTGATCGAAGAAGCTGCTAAACCCTTCATCCATTACCCATGACAAACAAGACTGAATTACTGATTCACTGCCATTGGCTGATTCTCTCCAATAGTCTCTTCCCGCATCGATGTCTGCAATAAATTCATGTATTCCGTAATACTCGATAAGGTAGTTTGCGCGCCCCAGAGTGTGCTCAAGCCTTCCAGCGCCACTGTCAATTCGGCTTTCAGGTGAATCGACGAGGCACAAGTAAAATATATGATGCAGTTCTCCACTTGTGCTGCAATTTCTGCATCGATAAATTCACGCTTTTTCGCTACATCCCATGGCATAGGTTCCCAACCAGTTTCACTTCCTGGCGCAACAATATTTGTGAGCCGGTAAATTTCAGCCATAAGAGATTGCTGGGTACGTTCCCATATACCAAGAGCTTGTGCTTCTTGTTTTAGCAAAAGAGCCGCAACGCGCGGCCCTGTCACTGGTCCTAATCCATTAGTGTAGATTGCTGTAAACGTGCGAGAAATCACAAGAAAGTTAGCTTCAAATACTTCACGACCTATAGGTGTAGAATGAATATAAATGTCACCAACATCTGTATTTTCTATTTTCACAACCAGATTAAGTTTCCGGTTTAACTTAATGGTCGCCATGTACGCTCCTATTAGCTAAAGAACCCCGTGTTCACGTTGTAGTAACCTCGAGCCGTCACCACCATTGCAGCTTCCATTCCTGCAAACGCCATCTCTCGAATACTTTCAAGAGCGACGTTGTTGATACTAAATACAGGAATTACATCTGTATCAGGCCAGATTGTTGCAACCCCCATCAGCGTTGTATTTTCAAATTGAAGCTTAAATAAATTCGCCAATGCAGAACTTCGAACAATGGACATTGTTATCGAAGCTGCCATATATGGGGCCGGGCTGCTAACCAAGCTCACCATGGCCGGTAGTAGATCTGTAGCATTTCCCTCTAATGCCAATCTAATTCCTTCAGTTGTGAGGAAATTAGATGTAACATTAAGTTCAGGAAAATTGGCAAATACTACCGACGCCCGGAGCCGGTTTAGGACCCCAGGAGGTGTGAATGCGAATGCCATGATATAACCTCCTAGAGTGAGACTAGGTCTGTTGCGACCACATTCACAAGAATGTGTATGAACCCACGGGCAGGGATAAATAAAGTTGAAAGCCCGTCATACTCCCCGATTTTATAGTCACCTGGATTCGCCAGCGTATAGTTCAAGAACGGAACAGCGTTAACATCACATTCACCAGCAAATTCACCACCATTGATAGCATTAGTAAGATTTGGCCCATCATACACTGTCATCTTAATATGGCCCAAGACCATGCCGAAAGTGCTGGCACTTACCATGGTGTCATAAAGAACAGTCTGCAGATAATTGATACCATCCTGGTTATAGTAAAGCGGAGCTAGCGGGTTATTAGATCCGTTGATAATAGCATTACTCAGGTTCAAATTGATTTCAATTTGAACCCAATCTATTGTATACCACCAGTTGAAATAATCATGTCCATCCAACGTAACTCCCTCATAAACCATAGTAAAACTGATACCACCTTCAGCACCAGTTGAGATATAATTCGTATTTGCTGCCTTAAAGCTCACGAGCAATGGGCCATTGTTCTTCTGCGGATATTGTGTCACACCATAGACATACTTGAATGCCATAGGAGCAACACGATTTGTATTAGATGGCCGAAAAGCTATCGCATTATAGAACATTGCCGCAAGTGTAAATTCACCACTAGAATCAAGAAGATTTGCCCCAGCAGGATCATACAATGTAGGCGCCTCAACCATTTGAATTACATTCTTATAAGTCGGCCCCAATGTCAACATAGTTGTCGGCAAAACCGTAATCCAGAAATATTCCATCTTTTCTGGAGCTTGATACTGTTTCAATAGATTCATCCATGCCGTAGGTGCTGGAGCCGGTGTAGGGAGTCCAGGCCATGCCGGAATTGCTAATGGGTCTGAACCAAATTCACGCGGCATCAAGAACCCATAAATCGTCTTTGGATTGTTATTCAGCCAAGTCTGTAAAGCAGTGACTTTATTATTGATGGAACTTTGATAACCTAGTTCCAAAATCCATGGGCCTATCATATTACCTTGACCAAAATACGTCGTGGCCATTTGCGAAAGCTCATTAGCATTTTGCAATGTGGCCGTTCCCATAACAGATGTGGTTCCAGGGCTAGACACCAACGGATATGTGAATGTCTTTACTCCTGTCACTGTACATGTAAAATAGCCATTGTATCCAGTTGGGGTAAACCCAGTGATTTCTAAATGAAAAGTATCACCAATCGTTGGCGGACCAGGAAGATTGGCAGTTGTCGTAACAGTCACTACTCCCGCTGCCCAGACTGCAGATGTAATGGCCATGGGTGGTTGAAGCCATTGATTTAGATCAGAAAG